TAAATCTTTCCTCCACAAGCCGCGCCGATCAGACTCACATCTGCTTCGGACTTGTGGGCTCCTACCATTTCAGGTAGAATTCTAGGATCTGACGGGGTAGGTATTGCTTACATACAATGGACGAACCATTTTGTTGCGTATGGAAGCCAAGTCCTGGTATCCTAACGTGCCTGAGTTACCTATTGGCCATCTAGCCTTCTCTAACTCAGCACCTAGTGGCAGATTCGACCCAGCTATGCTGCTGATCACTGCCTCCCAATCTATACGACCAACCAGCCTTTTGAGCATGGTTGCAGCCGCTGTCGTTGTCCTAGTCTCGCGTCTCATATTCCTCCTGGCCACTATGCCAATATCCACAACGTCCCTCGACGGCACCGCGATCCTAATGCTTTCGACAGGAGTCTTTCCAGTGAAGACTGAGCGGTCTTTATGTGACGCTTCTAGCATCGCCGTCCTCAGCTCACCTACTGTTACTCCTGCCTTGTCGAGTACATGTTTGTTTACGAACCTTTCAATAAACTTGTCAGTTGCCTTTGCTGGCAAACTGTTTACCTTCATCCTCCTCTGTCCCTTCTCACTGAGAGACAGGAGCCCGACAGTGTCCCTGGCATTCTCAAGTACCGGAGACCCGTTCACTGACAGCTGCAGACGACAAATGTCGAAGGCGTTGCTGCCCACTGAGGGGACCCTTCTCCTAATTGTTGAAACCAGGCATAGACCTAAGTTCCTAACCTCACTCCTGACCACCATCGTCCACAGCATGTTAGTGTACAGATTCATTGCTTCGACCTCTGATAACATAGCATCTGACGTCCAATTCCCACTTACTAAGCCAGCTATTGATCTCGCACAATAGCCACCTGCACCCTTCGCTGAGTATGACACCCTTAAGAACTCCCCACACAAGGTGCCGACGCCCTGTTTGCTCGGATTCATCCTTATCGAAGAGTTTACCATCCTTGTCAACGCACCGTCAACGACATCGCAAGCGCCAGTGCAAATTACGTCGTCCCCTGCATGTAGACAATGCATCTTTGCATACAACTCACTCATCTCTAAGCGACAGTACGCGGCATTCAGGATTGTGTTTATGAACGTCGTAGCCCGATGTCCACTGAACAGTCCTCCCACCGTCTTACGGCTCTTCTCCTCACCACTTGAGGATTTCCAGAAGACCCATTCATTATCAATACTATCCAACGCCCACTTTAGCACATCATCCGGGGCTCCCCTACACGCTTCTTCTATCACTATCTTCATTGCTTCATGCGTGTGCTGAGAGTTATAATCCTCAAAATCTATCATCAACCTGACTCCCCGACGTTGTGACAAGTCCGAATAAAGCTCAGACCTCTCTCTGGCCCCAGGGTCAAGTAGACACTGGACGTTCCCCCAAACAGCCTCGACGGGTCTTAACAGATAATCAAAGGTAAAATAGTTTACTGTATCACAAGAATATATCGCCCTAGTCTTATAATGCTCTAATTTCCAGCTCTGCCCTGCGAGCGCTGCCGCTGTCCCGAAAGCGACTAAACAAACGCTAACAGATTCTGAGAACTCACGTCTCGTCGGCTGCGGTGGCAAGTCCAACTTCTCACCAAAAGCGCTAGTCTCAATACGCCTAGCATGCGAGCCTGCTTTTGTGTACAGCCAACGCTTGTCCCAATAATCTTCTTTGCTCGGCCACAATGGCTTAGCAGCCAGTTCCACCTTCAGTACATCTCTCACATGCCGACGTACCTCTTCGCCTATGCCACAACTCTTTGAGGACTCGAAAACTCGCTTGTCTATCCTTCCCTCTACATCAGCGTCAGGATCTGGAGCCACTGATCCTCTACCACATAAAGACCTTAACTCCATTAAATATCTACCCAATCTTTCACGTCCACATCCAGATTGCTTCAGACAATCCGACAATTCACTCATTAAACCATAGTCCTTCGCCTTCCCTATGACTGCCACAGCGACAGCACGATCGATCTCCCAAGCACCACAAAACCATATCAACCAGGCCGTTGCCTCGTCGTTGAACATCCCAACAAGCACCTTCTGATTCCAACTCAACCACCTCGCCGCCTCCTTGTGGTACACTAACGCATCCGTCCAAACGTCTCTAAAGAAAACGTTCACCTTATTCTTTGCCCCCACGTTGTCTTTGAGTGGGAACACACTCCTATCATCCTTCCAATTTAACAGACTCCTTTCATTCAGACTCCTTACCTTCTGGCCCTCGTCTGTAAGGGTACACTCTAAAATGTATTCAACTACATCCCTACTCAGAACATCGACCTGGACAGGAACCTTATACAGGTTCCTGGACAGGTATATCCTCTCAGCCGGGGTGCAGATCGAACCAGCCAACGCCAAACAAGTTTGAGTTTCACTTAGCGTACATGACTTGTTAGCACGCACTGCTAAGGATGGGTGTATACCCATTAAGACGTGCCGCCGGCACGCTTGTTATTGCCTGGTTCTGATGTCCTAGGTCTTACTCCAGCTGTGCCTGGCGTGACATTTGTTTCATGTTCCTCAACTGTAACTTCAGGAACCGTCTCCTCCTCATCCTCGTTGGTAGGGGTCTCGTGGTAATCCCCTGACGTACTTGGCAAATCAGCCCGCTCAATATCTTTGATCAGTCCTCCGACCGGTGCGGAGGGCGAGACCACCTTCGACGCGAAATCAACCTTACCAGCCGACTCAGAGACGAAATAGGAAAAGGCCGATGTAGCTGCTAGGAACTCAGCCAGCTTAGGTGGCACGTCCCTGTGGCACTTCACGTCGGCCGACCTGCCTGGCTTCGAGACGTATAGTGCACCAAACATGCTGTCGATTGATGCTGACATGAACTCCCCCAATAGAGGCTGAAGTCCAACTGAACCGTACGTATAGTTCAAGCACACTGGTGCATCTGATGTCGACTCAGCCGGGTTTGGTGTAGGACAGTGCGGTGTAACCCAGCGTCTAGAAGCTAAGTCGGCATTCGAGTTGTCGCATAGGGCAAGTTCACTAGACAGGACTCCTAGTTCGGGCGACTCAATAACCTCAAAGCGTGATAAACCGTTTTCCGATCTGTATGCTGACGACATGAGGTAGTTTATACCGTTCCTTCTTGCCTGATAGCCCTTCCGCATGACGAACATTACATTGCTCCTTGAAATCGGTGTACCCTTGTACTCAGTGTACGCCATCGACTTGTACCCCTCGCATTCCTGCAACAGTGGCACCTCTGTGCCCAGACCCTGACATCCCAATGAGTAGATCCCGCCTTCCATGGAAATTGAGACTCCACCGGGCTCTACATACCAAAAAGGAACAACGGCCTCACCTCCAAAGTGGGCGGACTCCGAATCCTCACGGAAGTACCGCTTGCACGAAGATGTGTCGATCACCTCACCGTCGACCAGCCCATTCTCCTTACCGCACAATCTCCGCCAGTTCGACATCACATCGTAGTAATCCTGCTCAAAACCAATTAAGTCGGAAGGCTTCTTGGCATCACTATCCTTCAGATAGACGGTAGAGATACCCTCGACCCTTGAGAGGTCCGACCTAGAGATTCTCCCGGCACACGCCAACACTTCACACACCATGTATCGGCAGAGGTCACTCTCACGCATGTTTTTTGTCGTAGACACCTCCATGACACTTACCATGTGAGCAGGAATTAATCCTACTGGACGCGGATAGTTCCTAGTGCGCATGATCTTACGCATCTCACCACCTTCGTCCGAGTGGCCGAGGACTCTCATTACCGCGATGGCACCACTCATAAAGGCCTCATGATGGGCAGTCGCTGCCGTGATCTTGTTGGCCTCAGCCATTACGTTCGCGTGTACGCGCAACGCATAAGCTCCGAGGCTCAACTTCTCCAAATACTGGCCCTTAGAGGGCAAGGTTTGAGCTGCGAAATACACTTCTTCAGCACCAGCAAGCTGGTTCAACACCATAAGAGTACTAAACTCGGGCGAAGAACGCCAAGCACTTGGGGTGAATGTTGGACTTGTACCAATCGCAAGCGTGTGTGCCGACGTCATCGGCACGCCAGATGTTGTCAGTTTAGGCAATGTGGGAGCAATCCCACCACTAGCCATCGCACTTACAGCTCCGCAGATGTAACACAAGGATCTCATGTCGAATGCCAAGTTTTCGTCGGCTGTTGAAACGACGGTGCTTCTCACACCAAACTCAGACAGGACGTCCAACGCGCCCGACGCTGATTGGACTCCCACGTGTGGCACCGTCGGATCGATCCTGAGGTCGAAGTCAGGCTTGACGTGATCAGTCCTGACCTCAATCCCGTAAGATACGACCGAAGATCCTTCATACTTACCGCCCCCAATGGAGGACTTCACATGGTGGTTGCTGTGCAACCACAAACGTTTCTTGGGCCCCCCGCCAACTTGCATAAAGCTCGAAGGCTGGAGGAACTTCTTGGTAGGGGCATACTTTAGTAACATATCTCTTGTCTCGTAATCCGGTTCTTCGGAAGCTGATTTATATCTTTATGAATGGGACATTATCGCAGTAGGCATGCTGTTAACACTTATCCTACCCCACTCGAGTGCGCGGCATATATACCGCGCGCGCTCGCGCTCACTAGGGGCTAACTGTCGTGAGGATTCACCCAGGCCGGTCACTAACCCTGACGAGAGACGTGCTAACCCTGATCATACGTCCTTATTAGCGGTCTAAGACTCAAGAACGCATCACAGGGTTATTTCGAGAAATCAGTATTGGCAATGTCCCGGGCCATTACCCCCGGGCGAATCCAGGTTCCAATTCGCTTCACATACACTCCCCTTCCGGTTCACTACCGGGTTCCAGTCCCCTGGGCGTAAGGCACAAAGTTCAATAGGCGGTCTCCAAAAGTACCCCTCCCCGTGTGTCTGCCCAGTTCGATTTCCCCGGCTCAAGTTCACTAGCGTGCTAAGCCAGTCCGATTTGTGTTCTGACCTCAGTTCCAGGTCATGCATGCTCGGCAGCGCCCCTTTCTTTCCAGAACGGGGCGCTGCCAAGCACACTACAACACGAGGAAGTAAAGCGAATGGTTTAACCGCCGAAAATTTAATCGAAGGACACTCTTCAAAAACTCCTAGGGTAGCGCCCTAGAAGTTTAAGCACCGTCTTTTTCTTATCATCGAGCCACAAGGACCCTCAATTCTGTTCAGGTGGAAATAAT